AGTATCGCCACCGACCGCACCAGCTTCGCCGTTATGCGCTCCACCGGCTCCGCCTGCGCCAATTGACGCAGAATAACTGGACGCAAGGGACGCAAAATTAACAGCAAGGTATTTTCCACCTCCGCCGCCCTGTGCGCCTTCTCCGCCTGCGCCACCTGAACCGCCGGTAAAGCCCCGGTTGTACCATTCCTGATGATCCGGCTCAAGCGGGATACTCTGTTCACCCGCTTCCCCGTCATACCCTCCGTAGCCGCCCTGCGCACCTCCGAAAAGGACCACAAGAGCAGGCTTACCCACACGGTCAGGTGGGACATTCCATTTTCCATTGACCAGATCTGCGGCAGTAACGATAAGGTAAGAGTCAAAGGCATTCCCGACGTCTTTGGGAGTCCAGTTATATGTCAGCTTGACACTGGCCTTGATGATTTTCGAAAAGGATCTCTTTATCGATTTGATGTATCCTGACAGTTTCTTTGTGTAGTCCGTAGGACTTACTACCTGAATGAGTGCGCCGGGGTTCTGCGCTCCCCCCTTTATGTCCACTGACACTTCAGCCGTTTGACCGTAGTAATTGACAAGGCGGTTTAAGCACCCTGCCGAATTCAGCTGACTTACAAGGTAAGCGTCGTTGAAGGGCTTGACGTTATTCGTTGAATTTGCGCCTGTATCCGCCGCAAGGACTTTTTTGATATGAAGGAACGGCGTTCCCGTAAGGGTTCCGGTCCCGCTGATAATGGCGTAATTTGCGCCGCTCTCGTGGATGGTTATGCCCGTACCTATAAGCGTATGGTAAGGCTCATCAAAGATGATCTCATCATAGTCCGCCGTGGTTCCGCCGGTATTCTCATATATCACTTCCGGATCTACTGAAGACGATACATAGAACGTGTGCTCTGTCAGTTCTATGTGCTTTGCCGCTTCTGAATTCTCCGTCAGTTCCCCGCCGATGAACGTTGTGTCAATTACTTCTACCGTTTGGGGAACATTAAACGTAAACTCCGGATCTCCATTCCTATCCTTCAGCATGGATGCGCCCAGCGGGAATAGGATCTGCTTAAGTGCGTCCCGTCTTGTTCCCGCAGGTATCCAGCCATAGACCAGCGAAGTTGAAAGCTCACCGTCAATCGAATATGTGTAGCCGCCCATCAGCTCAGCTATCAGGTCCCCAGCATACACCGGGGTCTGCGGGGAACTTGGATCTGGATATATCCCACCGTGGGTCTGCATGTTGTCCAGTATCCCCATGATGGATACACAGGTGAAGGTTATCTCGCCTGACGCCCCGCTTGCCGCTGTTACCTTCTCAACGTAGTATTTGCCCAGAAGGACGTTGTTGTCCGAATATAGCCTTACAATGTCCTTGTACTTGGTATACTGAGTAAAGTCCACCGTCGCATAGTTGAGTGTCCTGACATATATCAGCTCGTCGTTCTCGTCATACACGTACTCGTCGTTCTCATCTATTAAAGGCTCGTAGTCAGAATCACGGCTCTTCAGCGTAAAGGAGAAGGTGTCGATGGACAAGTTGTCTGCTATCAGGGCGTTTGCCCTGTCATCCTCCACCGTGCTCTGCGTCACGTCGTAAGGGCCGAATGTGAACTCTCTGCCGTCTTTTGCTCTGTTAAGCTTTATGATCATGTTCTCTGCGGCCTCATTGCGATAAACTGAAATGACATGCTTCCCCAGCGTTGCTCTGAATCTGTTACGTATAACAGCTCGTCGGCGACCTTGGTCACATACGCCATGAAGGTAAGCGTGGACTGTCCGTAGGGCATGACTATAAGGTGTGAGTCTTCCGGGGACGAAAGTACCTCATACAGGCTGTCGTACTCGCTCACGCTTGCCTCGTCTGCGTCTATCTCTACGGAGTAATTGTAGAAGGTGCCCAGAATGTCTCTTACCATTCCACCTGCCGTGTTCCGTGTAGCATTCGGACCGTCCAGCACCTCTGCGTTTCTTTGAAGTGAAACGACGTGAACCTTGTTATAGTTCACGCCGTCTACTTTGATACCTGTTACCATGTCGTGCCTCCCAAAGGCCTGCCCATTCGGTTGTTTGCCACGTTGATCTCAGGCGCAAGGAGCTTCGCCAGCTCCGCAAGGCTCCCGTTGAACTTGATCGTGATGTTCTGTTCGCCCTGCACCGCCCTAAAGGCGTCAACGATAGTGCTTAAAGGAGCTTCGATGTTCGTGCCGCTCTTTTGATCTCCGAGAACCGCCGCAAACTGTCTGTTTGGCGGGATGACCGCACCTGTCGCAAGGCGGGGAAGGCTCCAGTCAACCGGGATCGTCGGAATATTCAGGCCAAATGTCTTTCCGCCTATGACCGGCACCCATTCCGGGATAGGGCCAAAGCTTACCTTGTTGATAAGCTCTATGACCTTGTTTACGGCCTTTGCGGCGGCTTTTACAAGACCTTCGAATATGTCTATACAGACGTTCCCAAGGCCCTTAAAACCGTTCTTAAGGGCTTCTAAGGCCCCGTCGATATCGCCTGCAAAGATCTTCGTGAAGAATTCCTTGAAGCCGTCAACCGCTTCCTTTAAGTGCTGAAGGATGTTTTCACCCTGTCCGCCTGCCGTTGCCGCTATGCCAACGACCGCCATGATCGCCGCCGCAACAATGGCAAGGGTCGTGTGCCCGCTCATCAGAAGACCTATGACCGTTGTAATGCACCCTGCAACAAGCAGGATAGTGTTCTGAAGCGTCGGCCCCTGCTTGATCATATCTGACACTGCCTTGATGACCATGAGCACGCCGCCTGCGACTGCCGCCCAGCCTGCCGCTACGGGGCCAAGAGCTACATACAGGCCGCCGACCGCCAGTGCGACGCCAAGTATCAGGGTAGTTAGGTTCTGCCAGTTGATACCGTTCTGCATGTCGTGTATCGCAAGGATGACTAACGCTATTCCACCTGCAACTGCGGCCCATGCCGCCGCAACAGGTCCTAACGCCAAGTACAGTCCGGTGATGATCAGGAATAAGCCTGCAAGGATCTCCTGAAAGTTGTCCCATTTGATACCTTCGGTCCATGCCTCAAAGTATCCCTTGATAGCAAGCACCAGTCCTATGATGACCATTGCCCAGCCTACTATCTTCTGAAGCAGTCCCGGATGCTCTGCCAGATACTCACTGCACTTTTTCAGCAGGTTCTTAAGCCCTTCAAAAATCTCCTTGCGGTATGTCCATGCCAGCATTCCCGCACCGATAAGGCCGACCTGCTTTAAGATCTTCTTGAATTCTTCGTCAGTCAGCTCTGTAAGGTCATATGCCGCTTCAAGGTTCGCAAGGGACTGGTCTGCCCCGCCGCCTCCACTGCTCGTGTCAAGCTGGTTGATGGTATCAAAGGACGCAAACGTGCTTCCCTTTTTGCCACCGCCGCCCTTTGCGCCTTTGTCAGCCTTTTTAGCTTCGCCCTTCATCGCATCGAAGGACTTGCCTGTGAGCTTGCTGATAACCATGATAATGGCAGTCACTATCTTCGTTACCCAGTTAAGCACACTGACCAAAGCGGGGATGACTGCATTGATAAGCGGCGTTGCCAAAGTATTAAATGCGCCCTTAAGGCGTGCAACGGCGGATGTCACCTCATCATTCTGCGATACAACTGCCGAGAACTTCTTCCGGATCTCATTAAGGCCTTTAGTGATCAGGGAAAAGAACAGGACACGCTTCATAAGGCCCATGATGCGCTTTTTCACGGACTTGAGCATCTTGTCTATCCCGTCGCCTGCGTTCTTGATCTTCTCAAACGCTTCGGCCTGCCGTTCCGCTTCCGCCGCCGCTTCGGCTTCAGCCTCCGCCGCTTCACGTTCCTGCGCTTCCTGCTCTTCCGTGTAGGCCCTTGCCCGTTCCTGTGCATCTGCGACCAGCTCTGCCTTCTCCGCCGCCTCCTGCGTTGCTATGTTAAGGTCATTCTGGACCTTGATCATGGCATTTTCGGTATTCAAGGCCTTTCTGCCCCATAGCTCCGCTTCTTCGGCATTGCCCGAACTGTACGCTTCCTGCGCTTTGGTGGTATACAGGTCATAGTCGTCCTGAAGCTGTTTTAGCCTCTTCTGAAGGCTTTCCACACGCTTTTCGGCAGTCTTAAGACCCTTTTCCAGCCCTTCAAGTTGTAATGACGTATCAAATGTTAAATCAGCCATTTACACTCCCCATTTCTTCAGCAGATCCTGTTCTGCTTCGGTGTAATGAGTCTTTATGTCTACGATGTCACGGTGCTCTTTGTACCACCGTGCATCCTCTTTATCCAGCTTCTTGCCCCTTGCCTTCATGTCTCTGATCCGGACTATCTGCGCAAAGGTGCAGTCACCTATTTCGTAATAAGCGGAAATAAAGGTCCACCAATGTACATAAGGCATTGACCGGATCTCCCCGCCCATCACCCTGTTTATGGGCGCAACGATGTACGGGAAGTCCTGCCCCCAGTCCATCAGCTTAGGGCCTTTGTTGTCTGTCTCAAGCTGTCCAAGGCCGATGAACCTAAAGCATTCCTTTAAGGCTTCGCCCATGTCTTCGGGGATGTCTTCGGGGTAGAAGATCTGAAGGGCTACATATGCCTTCTCTTCCTGCGTCAACTCCGGATCAACAAGAGCTTGCAGAATGTCCAGTATCGGCCTGAAGTCGCTTCTGATGGGGTATTCCCGACCTCCGACCGTTGCGGTCGTCGGAAGCTCGTACATCATCTGTGGTACTTCTTCAAATACTTGTCCATCGTCTTTGAACTCTGTGCGGTCTTCTGCCGGGCATCAGCCTCGCAACAGTCAAGGACTGCCAGAAGAAGGTTACTCCATACCGGCAGTCCTCCGCTTGACAGTGCAAAGCAGTTCATTTCACCGAATACCGCATCGGCGACGGGAACGTTGAACACGCTGTCTATGGTCTTGCGCATCTTTCCATCTTCCGTCATCATGAACTCAAGCAATGCTTTTGCGTCGGTCATTTCCTTGATCTTCGCTTCGTATGCTTCCTGCTCTTTTGCCAGTATGTCAAATGCGTCGTAAAGCCGACCGATGAAGCTTGCATCAGTCGGATTGAACGAAATCGTACAAGAGTCGTTTAAGGTGTATTCTCGTACACCAAGATCGATATTAAGCGTGTTCATAATTCCCTCCCTGTTATGTTTTAAGCTGTAAAGGTTACAACTCCGTCGTTGATTGCCGCAGTTCCCACGGTTCTGGTGCCGCCGTAGGTGACGTCAATGGGCATGGTCACGGTGTCGCTTCCGCCCAGCCCGGACGGCTTTACTGCACAAGACGAATACCTCTCCGCAAATACCGCAGTGTCGGCGGTGCCTGCGTAAAGGTGAACGATGAGCATGTCGTTATTGGTCATCGCTCCGATGTCCTGATCCTTGACTGCCTGATTCCAAATCTTCACCTGTGCGACATCCTCTGCGTCAAGTTCGCACGGATCAAAGGTCTGAGATACGATAGGCTTTTTGAAAGTGGTGTAGGTCTTGCCGAAGATGTCCACCTTGCTCTCTTCCTGCCAGTCGTACTCTGCCGAAGAGTCCTCGACCCTCTTGCCGACGGGCGACCATACCGGGGTCGATGACGTTCCGGTATTGAGATACGCAATAAGCATCTCACGGGCAATGACCTGACCTGCCACGGTGTTAAAAGTAAGATCTGCCATGTTTAATACCTCTTCATATAAGTTATCTGTAAAGTTACGGTGTACACGCCTATGCCTTCTTCGCTTGCGTCATACAGTATCCCGTTTGACGCAACGATCCTTTCCCGTAAGGGGATGTCACCAAAAATAGGAGCCTGCCCCGTTACGGACTGCTCTTCCACCCAGTCCTGAAAGTCTGCTATCCATTCCTGATTTACCGTTGCCCCGGCGTCATCGCCCGGAGCCTTGGTGAAAACGTAATAAATAGCAAAGTTCAGTTGCTTTTCAACAGTGACATTGCCCAGAATGTCCTTTGTCCTTCTCACTTCTGAAGTGCCAGCAGGGAACATGCCGCCGTTGGACGGTATCTGGTCCGTGTAATCCACTTCAAAGCCTTCCAGATCTGAATATCCGGGGAATGTCGCTATCCAGTTTTTGACCTTTTCAAGGTTCGTCATAGTCTGCTCCCTATATAGGCCTTCAGCTCTGCGATTATCTGGTCCTTCTCATTCTCAAGCAGTCTTCTGTCCCAGTAAGGACCTGCAAGCGGATGGAAGGTCGTGGTATAGTTCAACGGCGTTGTCGTCGGCCTCAGCGTTGCACCTTTAGGCCAGCGGTACCCAACGCCGGGTATCCAGCGTGGTCCTTTGCCGGTCTTTGAATTCACCATGCGATTGCCGTAATACAGGTACTTTGCCTGTGGTGCATCTACCACTATCTTCGTCGATGACTGGATGACCATCGTCTTTGTCAGTGTTCCTGTCACCATCGGCATGTACTTCATCATACGGCGCATGATGTTTTGCGTATGAAAACGTTGGGCAGGTCCGTTTGGGTCTATGCCCAACGTTTTAATAAGCTGGTCAGCTTCCGGGATGTAAATCGTTATTTTCATCCGCCAGCCTCCCAATGGATGACTGCGGCCTTCCAGTATTTCGGATCTACGTAAGAGATAACAGCCATATTGGGCACTTTAGCGGGGATCAATGCCGCCCACTCCGAAGCCGTGGTGATATCTGCCCCTGTGCCCAATACGACCTTGTCTCCCACGTATACCGGCTGTGTGCCGTCAGTGTTCTTTACAGGGATTACAAGCAGAAAACTGTTCGCCTCCCTGCTTCCGGTGCGGTCTACACTCTGGACTTTCTTGAAGTCGAAGAACGCCCCAGTGATCACCTTCTTTGAGATGGTCCCTGAAGCGTTGTGATAGATCGTGACC